GTCATTGGTTACAACTATCTGGAACTTGCATTTGACGAATCATATGAAACTCTCTAATTCTTCTATTACACAGATTGCTGACGCACTCAAACCCGCAGTGATGAATTACATTTATGAAGATGAAGGTTTCACTGAGTATATGCAAACTGCGGTAGTAGAAGGTATTAAAGATACAATGGGAGATATGGATGAGGATTTACTTTTTGAAATTGGTATGCTAATCTTTGATAGGATTGAATTGAAATGATGACTGAAACCACTGTAAATCTAAATGTGCATGAGATTGGTATTATCCTTTCTGCACTTCAGAATTTAGAAAATATTGATGAAATTCACATTGCAAGAGACTATGGAAGTGTGCCAGCATTGTATAACAAACTCTATACGCTCTGGGAGCGAATGGACAGATCGCAAACTGGTCTACGCAACGACGTAGTGCCGTCCTTCTGACCTATAATACAAAGGTAATCGACACCACCCCCCTCTCATGCAACTGATTTCACGCGACGGCAACATGAAGGTTGACTTCTATCCTGCTGCTGGTTTGTCTAACAAGTTTGTGCAAGTCACTTCTTTTCAAGATAAGGAAATGAGTGAGCGTCTGATTTCCAAACGCGATATGACTGATGAAGCAAATGCACGCATTCATGGTTATGGTTACACTGTGACGAAGTTTCACACCTCTCCGCGTGTTAAAATGATGGTGTGCTGCTAATATGAAAAAGAGATATGTGATTGCTGGTGTGTGTGCCATTTTTCTGTGGAATGGATTTCTCATTCACCGCGATGCCCAACTGTTTCAATCAATGCCTGTATATCATGAATGAAGAAGACATAAAACAGTTTCTGAATGCTTATGAAGACTTTATGAAACATGCCGAAAAAGAAATTGATTCTTATCTGAAGTTCAAGGAGGCAGAGTCTTATACTCATTCTTTTTATCAACAAAAAGCACAAGAACTCAATGTCAATGTTGATTATTATTTGCAGGAGTTTGTATGATGAATAAGCAGACTAAACTGATTCTTGCATTACAACAAGTTGAAAACATAACTTCTTTGATTGCTGAAAATGAATATAAACAATTTTTATATTCTCATCTTATTTCAGTTGAAATTGAGTTAAAGAGACAAATTTTATGTCTAAATAATCAAACCTGATGAGCCGCATTATCAGGAGGAGGGTGAAAGTCCCTCCTTTTTAGCATAAATAAATATGCGGCTCATTGGTTAAAAATGTATTACTACACTTACGCATATCTGCGTACAGATAAAACACCTTACTACATTGGTAAAGGGAAGGGGAAAAGATTGTATGATAAAAGTAGAAAAGGTGTAAAACCTCCAAAAGATAAATCAAGAATAATTTTCCTCAAACATAACCTAACTGAAGAAGAAGCATTCAATCACGAAGTTTATATGATTGCTGTGTTTGGTAGAAAAGATTTAGGAACAGGTATTCTTCATAATAGAACTAATGGTGGTGACGGAAGTAGTGGATGGATTGCCACTCCAGAGTTAAGGGAAAGGATGAGTGAGTATAGGAAAGGTAAAAAACTTAAACCATTATCAAAAGAAACAAAACAAAAGCTAAGGGAAATAAATTTAGGTAAAAAACATAATGAAGAAGCAAAAGCAAAAATGAGTGCTTCACACAAGGGTAAAAAAAGAAAACCACATTCTACCAAAACAAAAAAACAATTAAGTTTACTAAAACAGGGGATATTTGATGGAAATAAAAATCCTATGTTTGGCAAAACTCATAATAAAGAAACTAAACTAAAGATGTCAGAAAAAGCAAAATCAAGAAGCAGAGTAAGATATTCTAAACTTTATGAATTTGTTTCTCCAAATGGTGAAAAAATCATTGAATTTACAACAATTTTTGATTTTTGTAGTAAAAATAATCTAAGACATGATTGTATGAATAAAGTACTTCACGGAAAAAGAAAATCCCATAAAGGGTGGACAGTTTCCATAGCGTCATAAACTGCTTGATTTTTGGCAGAAGATATGTTATGATAAGTCTGTTAAACAAATGAGGTTAATGAAGTATTTGTATCTAATTGATTTTAATCAACCGTTTCCAAGTTCAGAGTATGGAGGATTAATTGCGGCAATTGCAAGTAACGATACTGAATGTCATACATTACTCTTTAATGAGGAGTTGTGGGACGAACCTCATACTGGATTAATTATGCAAGCAGTAGTCAAAGCACAAAAGTTTAAACTACAAGATGATTACGAGTCTGGTATCCTGGAGGCATTTACTACATGACACAATTGTATCGCATTGAAGAATTGTTTACGAATGGATGGGAATTGATTGAAGAGAATGCACAAAAGTTGACGAAAGAGCAATGTGATCAATTGCTCTCACATTATGTTGCTAAAGGTGTCAATCCCAATCATCTCCGCGCAGTTTATGATTCCTGAATTCCCACACAAAGCTCCCAAAGGTTATTCTTATGAAACTGAATCTTTTAAGAGGAATGTCACCTCAATCTGGTTGCGTCATCATGCTTTATATGATTATAACCTTGGGAAGTCTGTACGCACTATATGGGGATTTTACAATTCAAAGACCAAATGTTATTACGCACCAGTTAATAGTTTAAAGGTAGGGGATAAGGTTGATATTACTGATACCACTCCTTATACTGCAATGACAATCAATCTAACACCCTTAGAAAGATGTATGTTCCCAAGGTAAATGATTATGTAAAGTGGACGAAAGGAGTAGAAGGATGGATATACTTTGTTGATAAAGAGTATATTACAATTGAGGTATCAGTTACTCCTAAAGATGAAGTTAATTATAGAGCAGCACCTATTCATACTAATAATCGGTTGTTAGTTTTGTGTTATAAGAATCAATGGAAAGAGTTAATGTATGTAAGGTCAAGGCAATCAGTCTATGAAGAATAAAAGTGCTTGGAGATGGTGGGCAAAAGCATTAGGAGAGAAGGCTTCCAAGTGTGATAAAGAGTCTGATAAGATAGCAGTCATTCGTACTGTTATCTTTCTATCATACTTAGTTACGAATGGTTTTATTATTGCGAATGCTGTAAGACATTGGAATAATAATCAACCACCAGTTATACAGGTTTATAGTGAGTCTGAGTATGTAACACCTCCTCCCAGTAGAAAGTGTAAGTTTGATTGATTTTGATGTATTAGCGATTTTTCCACCATTTAATTTTCGCCTCACTCATTTTTCTTTTTGATTCTTCAGTATGCTTATATCCTTTACTCATACGACCATATTCGCGTGCTTGCTCTGATGTAAATTTATCTTTCTGGGCGGGAGTAAAAGTATCAACATTCTCCCTAAACAAATACCAACCTTTACAATAAGTTTTATTGTCATTGGGACTTACTAATGATAGTCTAGCATTAGCATTTTTCTTTCTGTTACCCTCTATCTCTTCGGCACAATCTGCCAGACTGTTCCATTCTTTCCTATTACCATCTTTATCAATACCATATATCTTACCTCTTGTATTTTCACGCTTTTTGCAATCTACTAACTTCTCACCTTTCCAACTCCACCTATACCCACCAGATTGGAATGTTACACCTTTAATACAAGCAGTGATGTTTTGAGAGTTTTTTAATCCCAACTCACGAGCAGCAACTCCTCTACTTTTATAATCTTTAATCCATTCACCTTCTAATGTATAGCAACTGACTGGTTTAGTGTCTGGATGGTATGCTAATTCAATATCTCTCTTTACTCCTTCACCACCAAGAGTAGAATTATATCCGTCGTAGTATGTGTTAAATTTTTCTATCCAATATGTTTCTCTTTCATTTACATTATTGTCATCACAGGTTTCTATTACATAGAAGGTAAAATTATCAATACCATACTTATTGATTGCTCTACCTATTACCATATCATTCCATTCACTCTTTGCACGGTATTTGTGTTGAGACCATCTTTTATATGGATCTGATAGAGTAGTCTTACCGACATATTTTTTATTGTTCTCTTTATTCTCAATGATATAAATGTATGCCATATACTTAACGCAGATATATTTTTTATTTATCGTAAACTGTTAAAAATAATGCCTTAAATGTGGAAATAAATATATGTTATTGTTTCATAACATTCTCAATAAGATGTAATTAATTGAGAATCAATAAGGATTATTGTTGAGAATAATGCATCTAATACCTTATAAA